CGAGACAGGAGAAGGGCCAGGCAAGACGGATGCGCCTCGAAGCGGAGAACAGACTGGCGAGACAGGCGGAGCGCAAGCAGCGACTCCAGACGATCCAGCAACTCCAGACGAAGTGGGAGGAGCGGGGGATTTTCCAGGGAGACGTGTTCCCCGTGGTGTTCAGCGTTCCCGGCCGGAATGGAACGGCCCGTATGGGATACGTGGTCTGCCGGATGGAGCCTCTACCGGGAGGATCCGAAGCACTGTTGAGGCTCGTCGAAAGCGACGCCAGCGGAAGTCCAGTCGTAAGCGAAGAAGCGGAAGCGTCGGCCTGCGCAGGACTACTCGGGACTACCAACGACTGATCGCCGATCCCGAAACGTTCCTCATGGAGAACTTCAAGGACTCCATGACCGACTACGAGATAGACATCACGATCGAGAACCACCTGGAAGAGAAACAGCTGAACTGGCTGCGCTGGTGCCAGTTCGACAAGTGCGGCGATTCCGAAATGCGCCGGAAACGAGAACATCCATCGCGCCCCGAGGAGGCCTTCGAGTTCTCCGACGAAGCGATCCTCAACCCGCACGTCATCAGCGAATGGATCCGGGACGCCAGGAAGAACCCCGGACAGAAGCTGCGCTTCAAGTTCACCGAACACAAGGACGGCCGCGTCTCCGTAAAACCCGTCCTGGACGCCGCCGGAAAGACCACCATGTGGGAAGAACCCCAGGAAGGCGTCGAGTACGTCATGGGCGTGGACCCGGCGTCCGGGACCGAGCGGGGCGACAACCAGGTTGCCTGCGTGCTCCGGAAGGATACCGGAAACCAGGTCGCCGAACTGAGATGCCGGATGGAACCACACCTCGCCATCAACGAGGTCGAGGGCCTGGGAATCTGGTACAACTGCGCCTACACCGCCCCGGAAGCCAACTCGATCGGCCTGGAGTGGGCGCGCCGGCTGTCCGACCGGGGAACCCTGCCCATCTACCAGAGACAGGATCCCTCCAGGTACGAGCCCGGAAAACTCACCCCGCGCCTCGGATGGCTCACTACCTCAACCACCAGAAACCAGATCTTCACGACGATGCGGCAGGTCGTCACCGAGAGCCGGTGCCGATTGTGGTCACTTGACACGCTGAGGGAGTGTACGACACTTTGGGAGGGCAAGGAGGGCGACAACCGGGGCAAGATCGAGGCCAGACCGAACTGCAAGGACGACGGGGTCATGGCCTGGGGAATCGCCCTGCGGATGCTGCCCCAGCTCGAGGACGAGGGTGAAGACCGGATCGTGGAGGATGAGGGTGGACCGTCCGAGGCCGCACGCGCACTCCTCGCGCAATTCGCAGCCAAAAGCCGCAACGGCAGACTGCCACCGCTCAACTACCAGCGAAAACACGTCGTCGCCCGGAGCCCAACGAGAGAGGGCCTGACCTGATGCCGACCTACAACTACCACTGCGCGGACTGCACCCAGGACTGGAAGGACGCCAAGTCGATCGACTCGCGCTACGAGGTCTACTGCCCGAACTGCGAACGGTACGCCGGAGGAGGAAGCGGAGGCAAGGGAATCTCCATCCTCATCAAGCGAGCCCCCAGCGTCATCTCCGACAACCTCGTGCCGAGCGGAGATCGCGTCGCCATCCCAAGTCTCGGCCGTACCGCGTCCGCCAGAACCAGGGCCGAGCTGAGGGAAATGCAGGAACGCATCCCCGAAAGCCTCTGGAAGAGGACGGAAGGCGAACACCAGGTCAAGGTCCCCGTCCTGAACGAGAAGACCGGACGGTACGAGGTCGAGACCAGGACCGTACAGCGCGAGGGCATCGAGATCGACGTCCCCCACACGCTGGAAAAGGGCGAGGAGCCCGCGGGGGAAAGTGACGGATGATCGCCCCACCGCTTCTGACGCACTCCAACATCGTCGACGCCAGGGGAAAGGAACACAAGCCCCTGAAACGACACGAGCCGACCAGGAAGGTCCGGCGGATCCAGGAACTGCGCGACGAAGCGATCCGGTGGCGAGACGGACGGATGCAGATGCAGGGACGGTGGCTGTCACATCGGTCCTGGTATCTCGCCACCGGGAACAGCGGCGGACTCATGCGCCAGCGCAGCTACATCAACCACATCTACGAGAAGGTCGAATCCCTCGGCGCCGCACTCGCCGACGCCCCGCCGACCTTCCACTACCGGCCCCCAACCAAATCCAGGGTCCGCCTCGCCAACCACCTGAACCGATCCGTACCCACCATCTGGCAGAGAGAGCGCGGGCCGGCCAAGTACCGGGGGACCGTCAAGAAGTGTCTCATCTACGGCACGGACTACTGGTACATCGGTCACGAACTCTCCGGCCCGAACCGGATGCCGCGCGTGACCATCGACGAGATCCCGGCGTGGAGAGTCTTCCCCGCTCCCGGCTCCGTCGACCCGGAGACGGCGCCCTGGTTCTTCATCGCCGTCCCGCGAACGCGAGAGGAAATCTTCCGCGACTACCGCAAGAAGGTGGACCCGGACGAATTCCCTCAGGCCGAACTCGGCCACATCGAGGACGATCTGTCCGAAGTCGACAAGACCGCCCCCGTCTACGGATCCAGGCCCGACTCCATGGACACGACCACCACCTACGCCGGAGAGGTCCCGCTGCACCAGGGCAGCTTCCTCGGACACAACGGGAACCAGAAGGATATCGTCTGGCAGTGGATCCTGTTCGTGAACGACAATGCCGAAGAGAACGAATACTGGATCGAGAAGACCAAGGGCGGAGCGGACCTGGCCTGGGGACCAACGCTCAAGTACCCCAACGGTCGGATCATGTCCATCGCGGGCGACGTCGAACTGTTCGACCGGCACAACCCGTATCCCGATACCGGACTCGTCCGGTTCCGGGACGTGCCGCAGGACAACTTCTGGTTCGGACTCTCGGATATCCCCCCGCTGATCGAACTCCAGCGACTGCACGATGACATGATGGAGAACATCAGGCTCGTGCATCGATTCATGGCCAACTCCAGACTCATCATCGACAAGACCACGGGACTCCAGCCCGGAGAGATCGGGAACGATCCGGATGAAATCTGGTGGACCCAGAACGCGACGCACGACCGCGTGCGCATCCAGGAAGGCATCGTCCCCAGGGCCGAGTTCTACGGACACCTGTCATTCCTGGAAGCCAAGTTCGATCTGCTCTCCGGCCACACCGACGCCCTGCGCGGCATGAACCCGCCCAACGTCCAGGCCGCCAGACACTTCGGACAACTCCAGAGAGCCGCGGCCACCCGCGTGCGTGGCCGCCTGAGGGACATGGAGGACTCGCTGGTGGAAGCCGGCCGCATGATCGCCCGGAGAGTACAGCAGTTCTACCCGTCGTACACGGAAGCCCGAGTGAACGACGACCGCTTCGAGTCACTGGAACTGTCCCAGGAGGACCGGGAGGGCGACTTCGATATCGAGGTCTCCCTCATCGCCAACCTGGACGAGATGAGGGCCGCGGAGTTCCAGCAACTGCTCGTCCTGCACAAGATGGGCGTGGTGAGCGACGAGCGGCTGATCGAGGACTCCGGACTGTCGTCCTCGCAGACACTCCTCGCCGAACTCCCCGAGGTGCGCCAGCAGAGACAGATGCAGATGATGGCGATGGCCGCGCAGCAGAACGCCGAGGAGCAGGGTGGAATGGACGCGAGCGATGCCGCACAGTCGTCCAGCAATACACAGCGAAACGTCGCACGAGCGACGAAAGGTGGTCGAAAGTGAACCGGATCCGATGGACCGTCGCCGCACTCGTGGCGCTGGTGCTTCTCACCGCGTCGTTCCCCACGACCGAGAAATCCAAGGGGTTGGCGAAGGAGTACGCCGTCGTTTCCGGTGCCGGACAGGTGATCGGACCGAGAGGACCGATCCCGGCGGGATGGACGTTCCTCTCGATCGGCGAAGTCGGCGGCGGAAGCACGCCGACCGTGTTCGAGATCGGAAGCGACGACATGTTCAACTCCACGAGACTCGATACCTTCGAGCTGGGCAACGGAGTGGGCCTCAACGACCGATTCGGAGGAGAGATCGACTCCCTCAACGTCCTGACCCTCGGCTCCGGAGCCAGGTGGCATGTGGCGGTGACGAATTGACGAAGCGCATCCTTCCCGGTTTGCTGGCACTTCTCGCAGTCTGGACCATCAGCGTCGCGGGCGTGACGGGCGGCGGAGGAAGTCCGTCGGGCGACGGAGAACTCCTGCCAAAAGGGCTCAACGCCGACTACCCCTTCTCCGGAACCGTCGCCATCGTCATCGATGACGGCTTCAAGTACACCGCAGAGGCCATGTTCGACACCGTCGCCGCGCTCAACGAGGAGTTCGGACTCGCCGGAACCGAAGCCGAAATGCGATACACCGTCGGGATCAACCTCCGTGACGGGAACGGACTCGACGGATGGAACGGCAACCCGGCCGCCGCCAACCGGCTGACCGAGAGCCAGGTCACCATGCTCGACCGTACCGGCCACGAAATCGCGCTCCACGGATACGGGACCGGTGTCATCGACCCGTTCGGCGGAGTCAACCCCTACGAGGTAAGAGGCGCGTTCTCCAACTCCACCGCCTACGATTCCTCGGCCACCGACATGATCGTGGACGGGTACAAGGCGCTCGTCGATACCATCGGGGTCCACGTCTACGGCCACGTCATGAACGCCCACGTCCTCGACGGGTTCGCGTCCTTCGTGCAGGGCAAGTACTTCCGCTGGGTCCGCTCGGGCTCCGTCGTCCAGTACGACGGAAGTTCGGCCTCCTTCCCCGACGCGATCTCCGGCGAGCCAGGGAACCTCGCCGACGGTCGCATCCTCGTGTTCAACAAGACCAACCTCGACCACATGGGGACCTGGTGGTCCAACGCCGAGGCAATGGGCTCCACTACCCTGTCCACCCAGTCGCTCTACCTCCCATGGTATCCACTGAACCGGATGTGGATCGGCCACCAGAACCCGCCGACCAACGGATCCGGACAGGCGACCGAAAACGTGGCCGACCACAAGCGGATGATCCACTGGGCCGCCGAGTCCAACGGATTCATGCTCATCACCTGGCACGACATGAACGTTGATCCACCGGGCGCGGGGACCACGCAGAACCTCGGGGGCATGGACGGCGTGGGCGAGGTCCTGAGATACGCCGCCGCCCTCTGCCGGAATACGCTGCTCAAGAACGACGGCCCCTATCTCCAGGTGCTCACCGCGAACGACGCCGTGAGCAAGCACGCGAACCTGCTGGCGTTCGCCGACGGACCCGTCAACGTGCCCGGAAACTGGAGACTCAAGGCCGGCGACAACAGCAACCCGGAGACCGGAGACTCCGACCTGGACGACGATGGGGACGATACCGACAACGAGGCCCCCTGGGGCTATCCGCACTCCATGATCCCCGCCTGGGCGGACTCGGGCTGGTCCTACATCGACGAGGCCGTGGTGGCCGCCACCGACGGTCTCCCCGGATACGAGGACTCGACGGGAGTCTTCCTGATCGACTCCAACAACGCCGCCGACGGCGGTGCCGACGACAACTTCTCGTCTCTCCTCCAGGTCTTCCCCGTCGCCCCCGGAAGCCGGGTTCGGATCTCCTGCTACGCGAGCGCGAACGAGCTGCCCGAAACCGGATCGGAGACGGATTCCCTCTCCGCTGCCCACATCAACATCCGCACCCGCCCCTACAGGTGGGCCAGGGACCAGACCGATACCACCCACGTCTGGACGCAGCAGCCGACGAGCGGCACGACCTCGGCCAGCCTGGAACCCGAACTCATCACGATCGCCGAGGAGAACCTCGACGCCGATCTCGCCACGACCGGATCCGCCGTTGCCTGGTCCGAGGGTCGAATCGCCCGCCGGTTCCACAGCGCCGACGGATGGACGAGTACTCGGACCGGGAACTTCCAGAACCTGACCTTCTACCACAACCGCGGCGTGGCAAACTTCAACCTCGATACGGGCATCCGGTGGAAAGAGTTCGTCTACGAGACGATCGTTCCCTGGGACACGCACCAGCTCAAGGTCCAGTTCGAGCCGCTCGGGTGGACGGATGCCACGTCCGACACGCTGTGCATCACGGGGATCAATCTCCAGGTTCTGACGCGCTAGGAGGACGACTGGTGGTTGACGCGAACGGGGCCGTAGGGGTATAGAAACCCCAGGGAGGCAGCGATGGATGACGTGCAGATGGGAATGGGCGCCGCTCAGAGCCGCCCGGAGACTCCGGCGCCCCAGCAGCCGGGAGAGCTTCTGTCGCTGAATCTCGCCATGTGGCAGGCGATGCACGCCTGGTCGGGCGAGGAACTGAAGCGCGCAGCGGGCGAGAAGCCGGATCCGCTTGTCATCGTCACCAACCGGAAGATCGTCCAGGACGCGCAGAACCTGCTGGCGCGCGCCGCCGCTACCGGCCGTGCGCGAGCACAGGCACCACAGCAGCCACGGACCCGTGGAGTCGAAACCACCGGCTCGCAGGATGCTGTCACCGGCCAGCCCTTCGGGAATCCGATGGGCGGCGGAAAGGAAGTCAGCTTTGAGCGATAGCGAGATCGCAGCGAAGGCCGCCCGTCTCGAAGACGAGAACCCGGAGCACGATCCGTCCGAAGACGAATCGACCACCGATGGTCCGACGAGCCAAGAAGCCGCCGACAACGGCGCCGATACCGGGCTGGTGGACATCCGCGGTCGCCTGTACGACGTCGACAAGCTGCTCAAGTCGACCGTCCGCGAAGCGGACTACCGGCAGACGAAGCAGGAGAGAGACGAGCTGCGGGACACCGTGGCTTCGCTCACCGAGCGGATGGAAGACCTTCTCGACCAGGTCGAGCAGCGCGAAGCCGCGCCCGCCCAGGAAGAGGAGGAGTACGACGATCCCCTCATGGCACGAGTCGCCGGTCTGGAAAAGCTGGTGAAACCACTCGTTCACAAGCTCCAGGCGGACAGTGAAGCGCAGGCGCAGAGCGTTCAGCAGGAGCGGGAAATGGCCCAGCTGAACCGGGAGATCGAGTCACTGGGCGGAGAACCCTTCTACGACAAGACGGCCATCCTGGACGTCATGGTCGAGCGCGGCCTGGGGCTTGGGCAGGCGGACATCGCCTACAAGTTCCTGGCCGGCGAGAAGCGGGGATTCCTCGCGGCAGAGACCGCGATCAAGAAGAGGGGTGGGGACAAGCCTCCGGTGGTGCCGAAGTCGCGCACTCCGGGATACGGCTCGCCGGGTTCGCCGGAGACGGCGCCCGAACCGCCCCAGGACTGGGATGAGGCCGCGGCTGCCGCCGCGAACGATCCCACCCGACCCGGCCTGCGGTAGATCGTTCGCCGAGGAGCCTCGCTAGGAGGCAATCTTGCTGAACAACATCCTGGACGAGCCGGAATGGGCGACCAAACGGTACTTCGCCCCTCTGGTCCCCGACCAGGTCTTCAATTCGAACACCACCACCGCCATCCTGCGCAAGAGCGCACGGATGGTGAACGGCGGACGGCAGCTGTACCTGCCCTCGCTGTACGCGAGAACGCAGGGCGGCGGATGGATTTCCAAGGCCGGCGGCTACTCCGCGCCCACGACCGAACAGTTCGGGGCCGGACGTCTGAACTGGAAGATCCTCCAGGAGCCGGTCGTCTTCCTCGTCGCGGACCTGTTGGAGAACTCCGGATCGGAGACGCAGCGGTTCGACATCGTGAAGCAGAAGAACATGGCGTCCGCCCGCACGATGGGCGACGACTTCGGCAACGCGCTGTGGTCGCTCGACTACACCAACTCCGACGCCATCGACTCGCTCGATCGAGCGATTTCCAACCAGACCGCGACCGGAAACGAGACGGGATACGGTACTCCGTCCTACGCGGAGATCACCCGTGCCGCGACCGGTGACACGGCGGTCTGGAACGCGAACGTCGACGACGCGACCACGTCCCTGACGACGGGGGCGCTCCACGACATGTGGAACGACTGTTCGGAAGGTACCGATCAGCCGACGATGCTAGCTTCCAACAACAAGGCCCAGCGGCTCTACTACGAGCAGCTGACGCCGATCCAGCGCCAGGGTACCGAGGTCAAGGTGGGCCGCGGTGGCTTCCGGGCGCTGATGTTCAACGACGCTCCGTGGATCATCGACTCGCACATCGCGTCGGCCGACCGCGGCGTGCAGGGTCTCGGTTCGTCCCTGGAGTACATCTACTTCCTGAACACGAACTTCATCGAGATCATGGCGCACCCGGAGGCGTTCTTCGCGTTCATGGGCGTCAAGGAGCCGATCGACCAGTGGTCTTCGATCGGTCGGTTCTTCTTCATGGGGAACGTGGCCTGCCTCGCTCCGAGGTTCCAGGGCAAGTTCTCCGCCATCACCAAGTAGGGAGGTAGCCATGTCTCGCGCTCTTGCGCAGTCTCTCGGCGCCGTCTCTACGTCGGCGAAGCACGAAATCGGACATGTGATCGAGCAGTTCATCACGCACGCGGGCAAGCGGTATCTGAACAAGTACCGCTACTGCAAGGCGGGCGAGGCCATCACGGCCGGCGTCTACTGCGAGATGGATGGCACGACTCCCTGGGAGGTCGTCGAGGGACTGACGTCGACCAGGGCCAATCAGCTCGGGGTGGGCGTGGCCCAGGCGGAACTCGCGGACGGCGAGTACGGCTGGTTCCTGACCGAAGGCGTGGAGGCGCAGGGCACCTACGCGGTGGCCTCTCTTTCCGACCTTCGGGCGAATGCGACCACGGGCGCCATGACGGCCGAAACCCATGCTCAGAACGCCCTGAACGTGGGCATCGTGACGATCGACGACGTGGCCATTCTGCATCCTCCGGGTCAGATCGGGTTCGCGTCCGACGCCTAGTCTCACCGAGGGGGGCGGGTTCGCCCGTCCCCTTCCTTTCCATCGAGGAGTCTCATGGCTCTCGCTGTCACGTCTGAGAAAATTTCGGTGTTCGGCGATCTGCGGTTCTCGACGGGTACCATCGCGTTCGATACCAGCTACCCGACCGGCGGCGAGCCGATCGTGCCCGCGGACGTGAAGATGTCGAAGCTGCTCGTTCTCCTGGTGGAATCGAACGACGGATACGTCTTCACCTGGGACGACACCAACGACACGCTGATCGCGTACCACGGCAACTACGACCCCGGCTCCGCGGACGGACCGCTCATCGAGGTCGGGAACACGTCGAACCTGTCCGGGATCACCGACGCGCGCTACATCGCCTTCGGCTGGTAGTCGTGCCATCGTGCGGGGCGCCGGACGCGGTATCGATCGTCTCCCAGGGGCCCCTCTCGGGGCTTCCCGGGATGGTCATACCGATCCGCGCCTCGTTCACGGTGGACAGTCCCTCGTGCGATCACGCAATTCAGTGGCGGGACGTCACGCGGTCCGTCACGTTCGATGTCCAGGGGCCAGTCTCTCCCGGCACGATCTACGCGGGAGACTACACCTGCCCGTCCACTCCCGGCGTGTACGAGATCGACGTCGTGGTCGACTACTACGAGGGAGGATACGGGAACTTCGGCGAGCCGGTCCACTTCGGCTACCTTGGGTCGCCCCGTATCAAGGTGCGCGTGTGGAATCCGCTCGAGACGCCCGACGCGACCTTCACCGAGCAGCAGAAGGCCGCCGACTCGTGGACGGAGCAGCAGAAGGCGACCGACTCGTGGACGGAGCAGCAGAAGACGTCCGATTCGTTCTCCGAGCAGCAGAAGACGTCCGATTCCTGGGACGAGGAACCGTGAGGTAGCGACGAATGGGCGACCCCTACGTCTGGACCGGAACCGCCGCGCTCTCCGCGCTGCGTCGCAGCATCGGCGATCCGGACCCCGGCGGAAACTACACGCCGCGGTGGAGCGATGCGGAACTTGTCGACTACCTGAACCGGGCCCAGCTCCACGTCGCGCTGGAGTGCGAGGTCTCGCTGAAAGCCGTCTGGTCGACGGATCTCGTCGACGGACAGCGGGAATACAAGCTGCCCCCCAACTTCTTCAAGTCGACCGGGGTCGACTACGTTGCCGTGTCGCGGAGCGACGTGCGCCCGCTGACCCACCTGACCTGGCAGGAGTACCGGGACCGCTTCCTCAGCAACGAGGACGCCGAGGGCGAACCGTGCTGGTACCACTTCTGGCGGAAGACGGGAGACGATCCGACCACGACGCAGCCGCCGTCCATCTACATCTTCCCGACACCGGGGACCAACGAGGACGGGAACGCGATCGAGGTGCATGGCTTCAAGCATCCGGACGCGATCTCGTCGGGGGACCTGGCGCCGGTCCTGGAACTGGAGGCCCCCTACGTCGAGGCCGCGCTGACCTATGCCTCGATGCTGGTGGCACAGGACGACAGCGACCACTCCTCGGAGGACCGACGGGAGCGGCGTTTTCTGCGGCAGGTGGACCGGATCCGGCAGTCGCTGGCGCTGACGGAGAACTCGTCGGTGTCCCACATCAGGGCTCGTGGCTCGAGGCACCGGCGGGTGGGCCGGGACGGCGGCGAGCGATACTGGACTCCCTGGGGGTAGCGGATGCGAAACATCATGCTGGCCCCCCCCCTGCGCGGCCTGTCTCTGGTGCGGCACCCCAGCCGCATCGGGACCGACAAGATGGTCCAGGGAGCCAACTGCGATGTACAACCGACGACGGTGAAGGCGCGCCGCGGGAAGCGCGCGACGGGCGCGGCCTCGATCACGGGCTCGTCCGCGGCCGGCCAGATGCTCAAGCGGTTCTACAACCTCGCCACGTCCGGGACGATCGCCCGCAAGTTCATCGCGGCGGTGTCCACGACCACGCCGCTGTACGTCGCGGACGACGACTGGAACGACGACACGCCGACGCTGATCTCCGGATGGACGGCGCTGGATCTGCCGAACGCCGGCGACAACACGCTGTACGAGGAAGGGTACGGGGCCGGCCCGATCACGTTCGGCGCGAGCGCGAAGATGCGGTGGTCGGTCTCGAGCAAGTCCTGGCTGTACGTCTGCGTGGAGTCGATCGCGGCTGACGATGCGAGCGACAAGGCGAACGTCCCGCTGCGGACCCAGGGGGAAGCGGATGCGGTCTACCTCCACGGACTGGTGCCGCCCAGTTCGCTGCTCCAGGAAGACATCTCCGGGGTCAACGAGATTCCTGCGGCGTCGGACTGGATCAACTTCGAGATCGACTCCAGCACACCAGGGGTCACCGGACCGGGCTGCATCAGGGTCCACACGGACGGAACCATTCACGCGGCCTACACCGTTTCCGGGGATTTGATTCACGCCACAAGTTCCGACGGCGGCGAGACGTGGACGACGACCAATGTGAACGGCATTCTTTTCCCGGGTCCCGACGTGGCCGAGGGGTACGGCGTCATGAGTATGGACATCGACGCCAGCGGATTCGTTCACCTGGCGTACAATGTCGCTGTCGGCGACGGAAACGGAATCCAGTACGCCACGAATCGAAGCGGATCGTTCCAGATCACCGGCGATGCCGTCCCGTCGGTGGTTACGGGAACGGTCTCGATCTCGGTCGATCCGTCCAGCGCTCCGCACATCGTGTTTTGGGATGCCAACGGGGATGGGGTCTGGCACTCGAACAGGTCTCCGTCGGGAACGTGGAGTTCTCCCACTCAGATCGACGACCAGTTCGGCACCAACAAGATCCACGTTTCCACGGCCTTCGACTCCACGGGTCGACTTCATCTTGCCTATTCGGAGGACGGAAACACAGACAGCGTGTGGTACGCGGTGAGAGACGATGCCGGAACATGGTCGACGCCGCTGGAGCCCGATTCGTCGGGGGACCATCTGGACGGACCGGTGGCGATTGCCGTCAATTCCTCCGGCAATCCGGCGATCGTCTACGACAACGCCACGGACACCGACGTCAACTACATCGAGTTCGACGGATCGAGTTGGGGTACCCAGGAGGTCGTCAGTTCCCTGAACGGGGTCTCCGTGGCGCTGGATTTCGATGCCGGGGACGTTGCACACGTCGTCTGGCAGTCGCAGCCCGCGACGCAGGTGATCTACAACAACCGAAATGGAGGATCCTGGGGAACCCCGGTCGCCTTCATCAGTGCCTCCGAGCAGGTTCTTGGACTTGTCGTCGAGGGACCGAATCGTATCCACACCGGGACCGCCACGACAAACGTCGACTACTACATGGTGAACCACTTCCGCTACTACTACCGGCTGACGGCAGAGTACGACGACGGAAGACTCGGCGAGAGCGGCCCGTCCACGTTCGTGGGCGCCAACTATGATGGTGCGCTGGGTCCCGGATCGGTCCGAACGATCGACCTGACGGGTGGAACCCGATACGACATGACGAAGGACGTCACCAGGATCCACGTCTACCGGACCGTTTCTGGCGCCGAATCGGACGGGACCTACTACCGCGTGGGGTCCGTCGACTGCACGGCCGGCGTGCCGGATTCGGATTTCATCGACAACATCTCCGACGCCGATCTGGTGCTGAATCGCAAGGTGCTCGACAAGGACAAGTATCTGCCCCCGAAGTACCGCACGTCCGCATTCTGGAAGGACCGCTTCGTCATCGCCAACCTCAAGGTGCGCGACAACACCAACGAGGACGAGCTGGACCACGAGGCCGGCGGCGTACACAAGAACCGGATCCGGTTCTCGTCCGCGTTCTTCCCGGACATCTTCCGACGCGACTTCTTCCAGGACATCCTGCCCGACGGCGACTCCGGATCGATCCGGCGGGTGATCGTCGACCCGGCGCTCGATGCCCTGTTCGTCCTGATGGAGAACGACGTGGTGGCGCTGCGTGGACGGCCCCTGGGCGACCTCCTCTCCAACATGTCCTTCACGCCGCAGAACATCGCCAACGGGATGGGCACGTCATCGCCCCTCTCGGTCGTCTACCACGACGGACGCATCTTCTACTGGACGAAGTACGGCGTCGAGATGATCGCCGGACTCCAGGGGCACAACATCACCTCCGACTCGGTCGCCCCGCTCTGGAACCAGCGGGACACGTCGTTCCCGCTCTACGGTGAGCGGATCAACATGGACCTGCTCGATCTCGTCGAGGGTGCGGTCCAGCAGGACGAGCGCGGCGAGAAGATCATCTGGTCGTACCCGGCAGCGACGTTGACGACGAACAACAAGGCGCTCGTACTGCACTATGACGTCTGGCGCAGACGTGGATTCCATGGAGATCCGCCCTTCACGATCTACAGCAACTACACGGTTGCCGCGATGTCGACGTGGGACGGGGAGGGGGACCGCGGCGAGCTGTTCGGGATCGAATCCGCGGCGGCGAGCCAGCCGTGGGTCTACCGGCTCAACTACGGATTCACGGAGGCGACGGGGGCTGGGGCCTCCGTGGTCACGACCGGCGTTCCGACCATGATCGTGGAGTCCGGACAGTCTGACATGGGGCGGCCGGACATGAGGAAGGCGATCCAGCAAATCGTCGTGAACGGGTCGGGTGGTGGGTCCGGCGGCCCCTCATCTACGGCCATCCTCTGGCTGGAGATCGACGACGGGAAGGTCCAGCCCCAGCTGGATTCGTTCCTCTGGCCGAACGGCGGATTCCCGCACCAGATCACCCGTGCGGCTCCTCGCTACGCGATCGGAGCCTACGTCGGGTACCGGCTCCAGGTCTCGAACACGCTCTCTGGGGGGAACCCTCCCGATCCGTTCGAACTGTTCCAGCTGGCGATCCGCGTGCGTGACCTGATGACGAGACGGGGGGTGGATACGTGATCTCCGTGCTGTCCGAGGTCGAACGGCTGGACCGGCAGTCCCAGCGGGACGCGGCCGTTGACCGGGAGCGCGGGCCGGAAGGCCGGGCGCTATCGGTCGATCTGGTGGGGCCTCGAAAGTTCATTTCCGCCGGTACCATGGAGATCGCGGCCGGCGGGACGGAGACCGTGTACCTGACCTATACTGGCGAGGTCGGTGGCGAGAACGTCTTCTCCAAGCGTCCGCGCGTGGTGGTTTGGGAGGACGGGGACGACACTCCGGGCGGCGTGGTGCGCGCGAGCGGCCCGGCGGCGGCGGACTCGAACATGACGCTGGTGACGCCGACGGACATCACCGCTCGCGTCCGCTACTTCGGCGCGGACCGCGTGTGGGCGGTGGAGATCACGAACAACGACTCGGCAGCGCACGGGTTCGTCGTGGACGGGGAGGGGTTCTGATGGCGGCATACGACTACTCGATGTACGGCTCGTACAGCCAGGATCCGGAGTTCCAGGCCCTCCAGTCCAGCTTTGCGTCCGCGTTCGGCAGCAGCTTCCCGACATTCTCCTACGAGGCGTACCAGGCAGATCCGGGGTACCGGGAGGGGATCAAGAACCAGATCTCCCGCGATGGCCCTGGCTCTGCCAGAGGAAGGACTGAGATTCTTGCCGAGATGGTGGATTTCTTCGAGCGGAAGCAGGATGAGACGCGAGACATTTTCGAGGAGACGGGTGGAGCGATCGACGTCTCGGGGATCTACGGGGACCTGTCCGACGACGTGCGGAAGGTCGCCGAGCGGCAGCTTGCCGGGGGGCGCGCGGAGCTGTCGAGGACCACGGCCGGGGCCCAGGACCAGGCGCGGGAGGCGATCGCCGGGACCGGCCTCGGGCGCAGCGGCGTTCAGGCGGGCACGGCCAGGCAGATCGCGGAGCGCCAGGCCGGTGCCTTCGAGCGGCTGGGCGAGGCGACGCGGGCCCGTCAGGCCGAGGCCGAGACTGCGATCGCTCAACGGATCGCGGACCTGACCTACTCGGAAGAGCTGCGCCAGCGCGGCATGAGCGAGGAGACGATCCGGAGCGCAATCCAGTTCCAGCGTCTGATGACGCAGATGGAGACGGAGTACAACTACCAGCAGGCGCTCCAAGAAAAGGACTGGTGGGACTACTTGTCTCCGGTGCTCCAGATTGGCGGGTACGTCGCTGGATCCTACGCCGGGAAGAAGTGAGGAATAGACGATGGCACGAAGACGCGGGCCGACGACGGAACAGGGGGTGCTCCTCGGCATTGCGGAGCTTCTGCGCGGGTTCATCCAGGGCCGGGAGGCGCGGTCGGATCGACAGATGCGGGATCGAGAGTTCGATCTGGGCGTGCGTCAGGAAGAGCGGATCGCCAACACCGCCCGCGCCGCGGAGCTGCGCAAGCAAGAGGGGGCGCGCGAGAAGCTGAACGAGGAGCTGAACACGCTCTGGGGCGAGGCGCGTGCGGGGAAGCTGCCGACTCGCCTCCAGGCGTCACCCTTCGCGACGATCGGCCCGGAGCGTCGGCGGCCGGGGATGCTGGCCGACGCAGGGCCGACGCTGAAGGCCGTCGCCGCGAAGCAGGAGCAGGCGGCCCGGCTGAGCAAGGAAGGCAAGGGCGGCGGGGCGGGAACGCTGACAGAGCGACAGGTCGAGGAGTGGAACAACCTCCTGTTCTCGGGTGCGTTCGGCCAGGGCGGTGCGGGGGTGCGGGGAATGATGGAGCGCTCGCTTCAACTGGGTGCCGAAGGATACTCGTCGCTCGACGAGGAGGGTGCCCAGGAGGAGCTGGGGCGAACGCTGGCGGAGTTCCTGAAAGAGCGCGGCATTCCCAACGAGCCGCAGATCTGGAAGTCTGCGGAAGCGTTCATCCTCGCCAACCAGGGTGCCCTCTACGATCGGCCGGTTCCAGAGGGATTCCGCTTCTCGCGCCTTCTGCCGCATGGAACCGGCCGATCGTTGGTGACCGCGATCGAAACTCGCTTGCAGGGAGACGGTGGCGGATCTCTGTCGCCCGAGGACGAGGCCCTTCTTGGCGGTCTGAGGTAGCGCCGTGTCCACGACGAACGCTCCCGGCTGGGAGTCGCAGACGACGCGCCGTGCGCAGGCGATGAAGGGCTCCTACGAGGGAGACTTCGACGCGCTGCTTGCCCGCGCCCAGGAACTCGACAAGGCCCGGCAGGACTTCTACTACCGGATGGCCTCGAACATGAACGAGGCGTTCGGGAAGATCGAGGACCGCGGCTCCTCGCGCGAATACGTCCGCGCGGCGATGCGGGCGGCCGAGTCCCTGCCGCTTCCCCCGGATTCCGCCATGCGGCTCGTCGCCAAGGAGGCTCAGGAGCAGTTCCGAGCCAACGAGGTCGAGCGGCTGGCCGAGGGTGCGAAAATCTGGAGCGGGCTGACCCAGCAGTTCACGAATCGGTACGGCGACCCTCAGCAAGCCGCCCGTGAGTACGAGGCCCGGCCGGAAGCGTTCTCCGGCTTCATCGGGGATGCGGTCCGCTTCGCCTCGGATTTCCCGGCGTTCGTGGACGAAATGCGGGTGCACCTCGGCGATGGCCCGGTGGACCGCGAGAAGATGACCGAGATCGCCGCGCGGTCTCCGCTGGCAGAGTCGATGCGGACGATGTCCCGGGACGCGCTGGCCGCGGCCGAGGCGGATCGGCTCGGGCAGGACGACATGGCGCGGGCGATGGCAGCGGCCGAGCCGTCTCTGCGCGCCAACCCGGAGCTCGCCGCGGCGATCGAGAAGGACGAGAACCTGCGGGACCGCTACAGACGGTACGTCCTTGCCCGGAGCGCCTACCTGAACCTGACGGGGTTCTTCGAGGAGCACGCGGCGTATCTCGCCAAGCAGCACGGAATCTCCGAGGACCAGGCATATAAGGGGCTGCAGCAGAGCGCGGCGCAGGTCTACCCGGCGATCGCGGAGCTGCGCGAGGGTCTTCCGGAGGGCGCCGGCCCGCGCCTCCCGCCACCGCCGAGGGTCCAGGGGCAGCCGGGCGCGGTGGCTGGGGTCGCTCGCGCCGCGGAGCTCATCACGGGGCTTCCCGCGGGCACCGGGGAGACGGTTGGGCGCGCGGCGGCCGAGTTCTTCGGCGGATCCATCGAGGGTGCCCTGAACCGGTCGATGGAGGTCGACGGCCCGGACGCGGCGCTTCTGATGCGGTCGGTCCTGAACACCCAGCTTCCCCGCGGGAAGATGCCCAAGCGGCTCGCGTGGCTGGTTCCTGCCAACGTCGAGACGGCGATTTCGGACCTGACCAAGCTCGGGCTCTCGGTGCCCTTCTTCGCGGTGGCCGAGGCGGCCGGAGCGGGGGCGGTGGGAGCTCGCATCGGAACGGCGATCGGGAGCAAGCTGCCCGTGGGACCTGGCGGGCTGCGAATGGCGACGGCGGGGGGGCGCGCCGCGGGTTCGATCATGGGCGGGGAGGCGATTTCTCCGGAGCCACGAACGCCGGGCGAGCGTGCGCTGCGCGTTGGCATTGGCGGGGCGCTGGGCGCGGCCGGCGGGGCCGCCGCGAAGGGTCTCACTGCGCGCGCCGCGCGCCGCGCCGGCGAGGCCGGAGCCTTCCGGCCGTCGCTGCCTGTGGTCCAGGACCGGCAGCCGCAGTTGACGGCGGGGACGCGTCGATCGGGCCCAGTGATCGATCTCCCTGCCAGTGAGGCCACTCAGCGCGGGCAGGTTGCCGCGCAGCTCAGAGAAGCCGCTGGCAGGGCCCGGGACACCAAGGTCCGGCCGGGGATCCTTGAGCGGTACGTCCCGGAGAAGCCGACGCCGGCTACCCGGCTTCTGGCGCGCCTGAAAGCCGCGGCGGACCACGCCGAGGGGAAGATCAGCACCGCCGAGCGGGAGGCAATCGTCCGGGCGGTGACGCCCTCCGAGGCCCGTCCTGCGCCCACGACCCTCCGGCCCGGCGTGAAGGCCCCTCCCACCGAGCGGGAGGTACGCAAAGCCGCGGTCCGACAGGGGATCGAGGACCGGCGGCGAGCGGCCCTGCGAGGCGAGCCAATGCCCCCACCGCAGCCTCCGGGGCGCGTCACGCCCCGCAAGAAGCCACCGCCCCCGGAACCCTCCGGGCCGCCGGCGCGCGCCCCTGGGCCCACGCCACCGCGTTCTGGCGGCACTTGGGCCACCGAGGGTATGGACGAGAAGACGGTCCTCCGGGAGCTGAACGAGGAGATTTCGGAGTGGGGTGGGAAGAAGATCACCCGGAAACAGATCCAGGAGTCCGGTATGACGCTGGACGAGGCGATGCGGGTGGCGCGGGAGCTGGAGGGCTCCGACGACGCGATTCTCGTTCAGGGCTACATCGACGCGGCGCGCGGCGCGCGGGACATGCCGCAGGACATGGCTCGCTCGATGAACCGGAAGGCCGGCAAGGTCCTTGGGCGCACCGTGGAGGGCACCCGGCGTGTTTCACGTGAAACGCGCCCTGAGCCCCAGGACGCCCTGGAGCGCGCCGGGAGGGCCGAGGAGGGGGCCGAGTTCCGGGAGAAGATGGCTCAGTCCTCGATGTCCACCTCCGAGTTCCAGGAGCAGTACGGGGCGGTGGCTGGCGGGGTCACGAAGAAGCGCGCCACGGAGCTCACCGAGAAGATCGGTCGCCGGGCGCGGGTGGTGGCCGCCAAGAAGCCCTCGGACTTGGCCGTGCAGGGCGGGTTCATTCCGCCGCCGGTGGAGCCGCGGTCGATTCCGACGAAGGGGCAGCCGCCTACCGTTCGAGACGTGGCGATGGACTATCAGGGAGCGATCGAGCGAGCCGTGAAGACGGTGCGACAGCCGAAGGGGCAGTACGGCGTGCACCGTATCCGGACGGGAGGCACGCAGGCGGCCGGAGCTGGCGATCTGAGAGTCCTGTTCCACGAGGGCGCGCACGACCTGGACTTCACCTACGGAATCCTACAGGACAAGGCGGCGATTCCGGCGCTTCGGCAGGTGGCTGGGGCCGGGAGGTTCTGGACGACGACTCCTGGTGACGCTCCTGTCGAGGTCGCGGTGCGCGAGCTGTTCGGCGAGTGGAACACGGCCTTCATGCTGAATCCGGCTGAGGCGAAGCGCCTTGCCCCCCTCATGGACGACCTGTTTCGGCGCAAGGTCCCTGCCGAGGTCCTGTCCAAGCTAGAGGAGGCGTCGAGGCGCTTCGCGCAGATGGAAGGGCGCGAGGGTCTGTACGCGATGGCCCCGGCGATCGAGCGCGCGGAGAAGGTCGGCGCTCGCGGCCTTGTGGAGAAGGCGAAGGGTGCGGCTGGACTCACTCCGGATCCGCAGGGTTTCTCGCTGCCGACGCGGTGGTACGACTCGTTGGAATCTCTCCTGCTGACCAAGGGCGGCGGATTCAAGCGCGCCGGTAGACTCATTGAGGAGCAGACTGGGAAGGAGCTGCGCGGGGCCAGGCATCCGTACACCCGGGCCAAGGGACATCTGGGCCTGCGCGGCACGATGGAGCACATGTTCAAGCAGTCCGGCCTGTACCGGAAAGTCGGCCAGTTCGTCACCGACGAGAAGACCGGCGGTCGCATGACGGAGAAGTTCTTCCGCGAGCCCCAGCTGAAACTCGTGGAGACCGGCGGCAAGACTCCGGACGAATGGCACTCCATCTTGTCGGGCTACATGGAGGCTCGCCACGTCGCCGATCTCAAGAAACTGGGCCGGTTCAGGGACACGGTTCTGACGTCGGCCGGGGCCGGAGTGCGCGACGAGTCTGCCTGGATCAATAAGCAGCTGGCGGCGGTGTCGAGTCTTCCGAAGGAGCAGCGCGCCCTGGTACACGAAGCGCAGCGACGCATGACCGCTGGGTACCGGGTAGGTCTCGATGTCCTTCGGCGCGCCGGGTTCGTGAGCCGAAGCGTGCAGAAGAGGCTGGAGCAGGAAATGCCGAACTATGTTCCGCTCAAGCGAGTGTACGAGGCGCATCCTGGGGCGGCGGCCGAGTTGGATCCGATCGGGCAACTGCTGTACGCGCCGGAGTCGATCCTTCTGCGGACCAAGCCGCCGACCACGATCTCTGACGTCGGCGGCAAGGTGTTCGGAAAACTGAAGACGGGGCGCAAGGCGGCGGCGCGGCAGATTCTAGACCCCCAGGATGCGTTCTGGGAGCGCATGACCCACGTCTATGATGCGGTCGGGCGGAATCAGGTGTTCGGCACGATGGTAGAGCCGCTGCTGATCGCCAATAGGACTTCCGGCCGGCGCGTGCTCGACCGGATCATGCAAGAGGTTCCGCGCGGGACGCAGGGAGCGATTCCGTACTACCGGCCCGGAGGTAACGGCCAGCCGACGTACTACCTTCCGGATCCGGCGATCCGTCGATCGATGGAGAACTTCTGGCGGCTGACGCTCAAGCTGCCGAGGATCCTGACGTTCCACAACGACATCACGCGCGCCGCGCTCACCCGGGCGCAGCCCGTGTTCACCCACATCATCAACCCGATTCGCGACTTCCCGGAGCGACTGATCCTGTCTGCGTCCGAGGGCATCATCCCGTCGAACCCGCTGACCTATGGGAAGCGGATTCCGCAGAACGTGAAAGACGATCTGGTAACGGCCGGCGCGTCGCAGTTCGGCTGGTTCATGAGGGGTCCGGCGAATTGGGCGGCCAAGTCCCGCGGCGTGGTCGAGAAGGGGCTTCCGAAGAATGAGCACATGCTGAACCCGTGGCAGCGCACCGGATACATGATGCGCGAGCTCTTCGACGGCCTGGACTCTCCGGAGAACGCCCCGCGACTCGCCGAGGGATACCGTTTATTCCTGGAGAAAATGAAGGGCGGCGCGGACCGGGAGACGGCGCTGTACGAGTCGATGATCGAGGCCCGGATGCCGGACTTCGCCGAGGCCGGCTATCTCTCCGAGGTCCTGAACCAGTTGACGCTGTTCTGGAACCCGGCGGTCAAGTCGAGCGAAATGCTGATAAAGCGCCTGGCCACTGGCACGCCGCGCCAGAAGGCCGTCGTCTGGACGAGGCTGATGTCGGTCACGGCGATGTCGCTCGCGGCCGAGAAGTCGTGGAACTACATGATCGGTGGGGACGAGGCGGTCCAGCTGCAGAAGGATCTTCCGGCGTTTCGGCGCGTGATGTACGCGAACTACTACATGGGCAACGGGCGGTGGCTCCGGATGCCGATGTCGTATTCGATGGCCTGGGCGCGGGCGGCGGCCACGCTCGGTGAGCGGTCGGTCCCGGCGTCGATGCGGGTTGCCGCGCAGTCGGTGGTCCCTGAGCAGGAAATGAAGCCGTTCGACCAGATCCGGGCCAACTACGACGAGTTCCTGAAACGACCGATCGTCTACGACCTGGAGAAGCACCCGGACCTTCGGGCTGGCGGTCGGTACGCTTCCGGTGCGGCGAAGCTGTGGAACGCCACGGTGGGCAAGCCGGCGGCGTTCGCCATGACGCCGCTGACGGGAATCACGATCGACGATCCGCGGCAGTGGGACTTCCTGGCCGATAGCATGTTCGGCTACTACCCGCACCAGCTGGAGGCCATCGGAGATCAGTTCGACGGCAAGGGCAACGACAACCCGCTCGACATGATGGGCGGGATCCTGCGCCTGTACGGCCCGACGTCCGCGAAGAATCAGCCGGTCATCGAGGCTGAGGAGCTGGTGCGGAAGATCCACGGCCGGGGCACGCCGGCGGAAATGCGGTCGATCCGTTCGGAGGTCGGCCGGATCTACGAAATGGACCTGGGCCGGAAGCGGGATGCGGCCATTGCCCGCGTCAACCGCCGCGCGGCAGCCTATCGGGACAAGCTCAAGCGAGAGCTGAAACAGCGGGTGGAGCAGGCCCGCCGGGAGAAGAGGCGCCGATGAATCCGACGATGAGGCTGGTTCGGTTCTGCTACGCGCCGTTCGGAACCTACGGGGTACTTGAACTTTCCAACGGTCCGAGCATGTGGGCGTGCGAACCTCCCTGGCTCCAGAACAGGGTCGGTGAGTCGTGCATCCCCGAGGGCGAGTACGTGGTGGAGCGCGGCGTCTATCATCGGAACAACGCGGACCCGTCGGATGATGTAGATTGTCTGGTCGTCCTGGACGTTCCGGGGCGCACGCTCATCAAGATTCACCCGGCGAACTACCCGTCTCAGCTTCAGGGGTGCATCGCCCCCGGAACTGCCCTGGCGGGTCGGTCGAACGAGTGGGGAGTTGCCCACAGTCGGGAGGCGCTATCGGCTGCGCTGGAGTGGTTCGACGGCAGAGCGGTCGGGATGGTGAAGCGGATCCAGTTGGTGGCCATGTCTGCTCGGGGGTAGGGTTCGTGACGTGGGAGGACGAGGGGCGGTACATACGCCGGCAGCTCTCCGATCTCAAGAGGTCCGTGGGGGACGTTACGGGAGAGGTAAGAGCCGTGAAGGAAGAGGTGCATAGCATCCGGTTTCGCACGATTCTTCTGTCGTCGGCCGCGGCGCTTGTCGTGGCCAGTTTCTCGCAGGTCATAGTGGGCCTGGTCGTTTGGTATTTCCGGGCGACCCTGTTCGGGATGGGCCCGTAGACGTAGGAGGGGGCGGGAATGGGTGGTGTTCTGGAGACGGCGCTGGCCGAGTGGGCGGCGCTGATGGACGTCGACGCGGTGCGCATGCTGTTCGAGGCGGCGCTTGGAACGATCTTCATGCTCGCGGCCTGGGTGATCGGCCAGGTTCCTCTGCTACAGTCGCTTCCGCGCGAGGCCAAGAGGTACTTCCCCGGCGTCGCTGCGGCGGTCGGGATCCCGATGGCTGCGTTCCTGGCCGCGCTGATTCCCGGGTCCGTGGCGCTGGAGCTCATGGGCGCGTTCGGCCTCGGCGGAGGGGCGACGCACTGGGTCAACCAGGGTGCCAAGAAGAAGGGGTGGGACGACGCGACCACCAGGATCATGACCCCGAAACGGGATTAGGGAGCGGCGGC